TGATACGCTCAGCGAGGAACAAGAAGCGGCCCTGGCAGAGAATCGTACCAGGATTGAGAGCCTTAATGCCGAGTTTATGAGCGCGATGGGCTATGACCCTGCCGGCAATGGATCGGGGTTGGTCCCGCAGGCAGTCGAGTTGTGGGGAAAGATTGAAGCGGAATTGCTCAAAGGACGTCAACAACTTGAAATACGCATTGAAGGAAACAACTTTGACACAACCTTGAAGGAAGCTCTCATGGGAGTGGTGAGCGCTGCAGAAACTCCATGGAGCGACGATCCAGCCCACAAGATTTTAAACTGGGAAGTGACAGCTTTCTATAATCAGGTGTATGAGGGGCAGGTGAGCCACGTTTATGTCAATCCGGGCGAAATGGATATAGGGACCCCTATTGCCCTATCGCAGACCTACGATCCAACGGCCGAACGAGCCTTCAGCGATGAAACGGGACGAAGACGCACCTATAATTGGTATTACGATCAAATTATGAACGGAAGTTATTCGAGCGCCGAAGCAATGGGGACTATCGCTGCCGGCAGCGTCACTGGTGTGGGTGTGGCAAGCTCCGAGTACGGCGAACGCGCATTAAAACGGGAGGCATTCCAGGTATTAGAGGGTCATACCACTACCATGGGGGAACACATCGCTGCTCACCGGCGCTCTTCCCAAGGCGGCAGCTATATAGTAGAATTTGCAGAACGCACCGGTGCCCGGGCCCCGGATGCACCCGAGATCCGTAAACAAGCTGAGAGTCGCGCCGCTTTTCTCCTCGACCCTGACAAACAACAGAATTGGGGGAAGGCTATCTGGGATGAGGACTTGCTCACAGACTTCTGGAGAGAGAGCGTGCCAGGAAATCCGCAGCGGTCTGCAGACTCGGCGACAGCGCGCTCAGAAGCCGCCCTGGATACAATTACGCAGGGAACATGGGGTGCTTGTAACATCAGTATGCAAATGCTTCCCGGCTGGATAGGACCCATTAGGGAAGCTATTAATCATTTTGATGAAGTCGTGGTGGCCCAGTTACAGCAGTACCCCAACATAGTTGCCTTAACCGGGCTTCAAAATATTATCGGAAGCGCTACGAGCGGCGATAGCCTCTATATGGCCCTTATTCTCCCGGGAGGACTAATTAAGCAATTGCAGAATTGCTTATTGGAGATCTGCAGGCTTTGGACGAAGTATCTAGCAGATCTTGAGGAACTAAATGACAAGTTAACCGACATTGCACGCATGCACGCCTCTTGGTGGAAGATGGATCCGCCCTCCGGCGGCCTGCTCGCCGGCGAGGCTGCAGAAGCACTCCAATCCGGCCGTGACGCCGTCCGGGACGCTCGCCGTGATCCTGTGCGAGTATATGAAAGTAACCAAGAGCGCTTGGTGTTCAAAGAACAATGTTTCCTCCTGGCATACATTAAACAGATAGCAGAGCCCAAGAAGACCCAGCTGGACACCAGCCAGACTACGGGTAAACGGCTGCCGTATCTGGGGGAGGGAGTCTTGGATCGCAATGCTACCTTATTATTGGACGGAGATCCTTATGGGTTTATAAACCGTTTGACCGTAGGAGAAAATATTCACACCCTTCACAATTTAGAAACGAACATTATCTCCAACTTACAGCCTCGTATTCAATTATACAAAATTGAGTATAATGAAGACGAAGACCTAAGAGAGCGAGAGATTATTTTTTCAACACATGCTGGCGATAACCCGTTGCTGGGAACAGGTCAAAATTCGACAGAACGCGCGCTCACCCAACAAAATCGTGGTTCTGGGGTAGGCATTCAGAGTTTTAACTTTAGTTATGAGGGAAGCAACCCTTTCGCCGTTAAAAAAAGCATTAAAGCTAACCTTAAAATATTTGCCAATTCTTTTGATGAATTGTTTGAAGACCAAGGTGGTTATATGTATGCGGATCTAGCGTTAAAAACAGGAGGCGCCACGCAAGATCAAACAGTGACGAACAATGGCACAGGAGCAGTTTCTAACCCGTGCGCTAGCGAACGGGATCAAGATGATCGAACTCAAAAAGAAAATGAAAATTTGGCTAAGCTCAACTTTCGTTTAAAAGCAGTCGTAGGGTGGGCCCGACCTCCTGGTAACTTAGGAAATGTGATGAGCGATGCCGAACGCGCCCAGATTCAAGATGCAGTTGCCGATTCTTATGTCACGCTCCAATTAACCCCTACTGTCCACAGCTTTGATATCGATGAATTTGGCCGGGTAGTATTTGATATTAATTATCTGGCTTATGTGGAAGATTTTTTTGATCAAAATACCGTCTTCAATGTATTTGCAAGTAGCGATCCCAACGCTCAGAGTGCTACATATAAAAGCATTGAACGCCAACTTAAATTATCTTACTATCGTAAAAATTGTGAAACTTCGGAAATACAAACGATTAAGGGAGAGTATAATAAAGAGATTGGAGCGGAAAAAGAAATTGCTCTGCAGAATTTAATGAAGGCCTTAATGGAGCAAAAGAAAATTTATTATTTGGATATTCCCTATTCTGAGATTCAAGGGTTTGTAACGGGGGGCCCCTTTTATCAATATGAAGCCGGCGCCGGAGAATTAAATGTTCTCAACGATAGTGGAAACAGCGCAGCACTCCAATCTAACATTCAAGAAGCCATCAAGGCAGCGGGTTTTACTGAAGAGGAAGGAGCGGATGAGGAGGATGATAATATGAGGGCATTCCGCAGCGCACTCTTTGCCGGGGGAGACTTTGAAAATGTGAGCATGCAATTTTTCTATATTAGCGATTTAATAGATATTTTACTGAGCAACATTGAAACTGAACTTGGCACTCTTCCCGGCTTAGTAGAGAGCAATTTAGTCACGGACGTAGATCAATGTCAAAAATTTCTTAAGGTACAACAATTACGCAAATCTCAAAAAGCTTTACGGCAATTACGTATTCTGCTGGGCCCCGTCGAGTTCTATTCTCACAACGAAATTACCGGGGAAGGTACTTCCTCTAGTGGTTACTATAATTTAGGAGATGTTCCCATTTCCGTAAAATATTTTATCGAATGGCTCACTCAGAAAATGCTCCAAAAAGAAGAAACTACATATTCCTTATCTCGGTTTTTGAATGACCTTTTTAATGGACTGATTCGAAACTTTCTGAATAATGATTCATGCTTTAATGTTAAAGCAAGCCAAAAAATACGTGTTTCTCAAACCACACTCACTTCATACCCCCCTCGCTATGATGAATATGCGTATGATGAGATTACGCGCGCGATTGCGGTGAAGGATCTCCAGCGCAAGAGAAGGGATCCTCATGGAACTAGCCCACGAATCCGGCGCGCCTCTTTATCTTGGTGGAGTAAGCCGGATCGCATAAAGCCTGTTATCAATCTTAATCCGAAAGGTCCCGCAGCCTCGGCTCCCGTGAACGAAGAGATAAATTATTTTGTCTTCTTTGCAGGGCGCGTACAGCCTCTTGAGAGAATGTTGGGACGCCGGGTAGATGATGAAAAAGTAGGTATTTTCCATTATGTTTTAGGGCGAGACAAAGGATTAATTAAAAATATTAAACTTCAAAAAACTCAAACTCCTGGACTACAAGAAGTTCGTTTTGAACAAGAAGGGTTTGATGGTTTGGAACAATTGCGTGTAGTCTATGATGTTGAAATTGAGAGCTATTCTAACGTTCAAATATATCCAGGTACTTATATTTATGTAGAGCCGCAAGGCTTCGGGTCAAGCAATCGTATTAGTCGCCTTACGGATATTCACGGAAAGGCTTTAGATCTAACTAAGTTTGGCCTCGGGGGCTATTATATGGTCTACAGATCGGAACATTCTTTCGGCCCCGGCCGAGCAGACAGCACCCTACAGGCGAAATGGGTAAACCAGCTTCATAGAGAACCGACTCCGACCGAAGAAGGCGATCAAGGTGAAGACATACAAACGGGCACCACTCGTCCCTCCACGTGCCGCGCGGCCGCAGCGCGCTCTGACACTCCTGGAGGCAACTAATGAGCGATAAATATATTAAAAACAACCAAGAGAAGACGATAGATGCTTTTTATAAGCGCGTGATATATGATGGAAAGATGAGTGAATCTCAAACTAAGTATACGAATTTGGTTAATTTCAATCTAGGAGAAAACTTTCTTTTTGGACGCGTCGATCATTATTTTACTCCTTTGGTTTTACGTCAACCAGCCTCTAAGCGCTTAAAGAAGCTTAGTTTAGAGCTATGTGATAAGCCCACAGCCAATCTTCAAGCTATAGATTTTGTTGTGGACATGTTTGAAGCGCTAGCGGGCCAATTTCAGTGGGCTGCCCGTGAAAAAAAGATCGCCACCAATGATCCTTATTTAACTACCTTAAAAGTGTATAAAGCCTATATCGATCCGGCAGTCGCTTATGATAACTATCTTCAAACATTTGGAAGTGCGGTTAAAGCGGAGTTTCAGCAAAATAACATTGTGGTTCGAAACTTTGAAGGGTTTATGGGAGATCTAATTGCCCTTATGGGTAAAGGTCTCCCCACTTTTCCTTTTACGCAAACCGGCTATATTAAAAATAAGTTATGCCCCATTAATGTGAGCGGCCTTGTGATAGAAATTGCGGATGCCGAATATAGTAACGACGACGAAAAAATTAACATTTTTGTGAATAGTAAAAATTGGGACTTTTATTTAAATGCCTGCAATAACGCCGGCTTCCGTGTTGATGCCAATGCGCCATGGCGGCTGGTGGCCGATATTGGTGCACCTGGAGTACGCACGCTAGCCACACGCCAGCAAAGCAGCGGTACAACTAATGCCATACTCCCGGTACGAAGATTATTGAGCAACTACTATACTCGTGTGCCTTTTGCTTATTTCCCTCGATTTCATCAAGATCTTTATCGCCTCTATAATATGGTGCGTAAGAAAAAATATGTGGTCGATGTCCTCTGCGAGGGCGAGATAGCTAAAAAAGAAGTTATTCATTCACGCCAATATACACTCGCCCAACTAAGAGATGCATACCCAGTTTCATATTTTTTAGAACAATATTACACCATCAGACGATTAGAAGAACGCGAGGCGCGCCTGACGGATACGGACTATGCCCAACTATTCAACGAGTGCCGGCAGAAATATTTAATCAGCGGTTGGGCCCCTCCCGTTTATTTTTTTGAAAGAATTATTAATAAACCATTTGACTATCGTGGCTCAGTAGGTTATATTTATAAACAGAAGGTAGCACAAGTAGAGCTTGTGAATGAAGAAGAAGCCCGCAGTGCCAGACAGCACAGCAATAATTACAAGGGCTAGAAGGGCGGAGGATGAGTTGCTTTTTCAAGCTATAGATGATAAAACCGAATGTATAGGAATTTATTGTGATGGAGAACTTCACTACGATAATTTTCCACAACAACTCACGCAAACTTGGAAATATACGGGGTCTCTAAAAGGGCACGATATAGAGTATGCATGGATATATACCAATGGCCAAAGTCTCACAGAAGCTTGCCCGGTACCGCTAGCCGACGAATTAAAAAAGGCACAGAAACGGTTGCAGGCTTATTTAAAATCTTTTCAATTGGCCAAAGTCAGTTTGCGGGATCATTGTATTTTTGATTTGGTCCCGGAAGACTTTCTTAAGCACTATTGCGAGATAAAGAACCAAATCACCGAAAAGGTTTTTGTTCATCATGAGAGGCCGGAATGTTATGATCATTTGCATAAAATCTATAAGCTTCTTTATAAGATCAAATATCAAACGCTGAATTTAAATAATGAAGGATGTAAAAACCTCCATTATTCTTCCGCCAATTCTCAACGCGCCAAGCGCTTACTGAAAGGCTCTCCCTCGATAGATTATAATCTGTTTGGAACAATCACCGGGCGCCTCACCACTTATTCTCATTCCTTTCCTATTCTCACGCTCCAAAAAGACTTTCGTCAATTGTTAAAACCACATAATGAATGGTTTTTATCTTTGGACTATAATGCAGCCGAAGTACGCACTTTTATTGCGCTGGCCGGTGAGGAGCAGCCCCAAGAAGATGTTCATGAGTGGCATATTAAAAACTTGATTGAAGACGAGCTAACTCGTGAAGACGCAAAGATAAGATTTTTTGCATGGCTCTATAATTATGATTCCAACCCGGATGAATTCGCGGCTTATCAAAGAGATAGGCTCTTAGCTGAGTGGTATGATGGAGAATATATCACCACCCCGTTTAAGCGCAAAATTAAAGTTGATCAGAGAAAGGCCCTAAACTATCTTATTCAGAGCGCAACGGCAGATGCAGTACTAGAACGAGCGGTAGCTTTAGATGAATTTTTGGAAGATAAACAATCTTATATTTCTCATATTGTACATGATGAAGTAGTGATTGACTTGGCGGATAGCGAGCGCGATTTGGTCCCCGAGATTAAAGAAATTTTTGCACGCAACACCTTAGATACGTTCTTGGTTAATCTCCAGTGTGGCAAAACATATTATGATTTAAAGGATTTAGATTTATGATTTCGATTGTTGGCATCGGAACGGGAGCGTCGGCTATTGCATCTCAATTCGAGGGCTTGCCCAATTATGAGGTATATTTGCTTAATAATAAAGTGAAAGAAAATTCTCAATATAGATTTCATCTACCGGCGTTTGAAGACCCCGAAGAGTATGAAACCAACACTCCTGATTTAACAGAGTTTTTTGGCTCATTGCGGGATCGGGTACAGGTCTTTATTATGGGCTCTTCGATGAGTTCCAATTATGCTCTAGGAATTTTGGAACAAGCCAAAGATAAAAACTTAGAGCTTTTTTATATTAAACCTGATACGGATCTGTTAACGGGGATTCCCAAGACCTTAGAAAAAATTACCTTTGGAGTACTCCAGCAATACGCACGTTCCGGATTGTTCCGCTCTATTACCTTATTGTCTAACCTCAAAATAGAGAATGCTTTGGGAGATATTCCCATTAAATCTTATTATGAGACGTTGAATCAGAGTATCTTTCACATGGTTCACTACTTGAACTATTTTGAATTTACCGAACCAGAAATTGGCATGATAGCGAAGCCCAGTGCCGTCAGCCGCATTCGCACAGTGGCAGCATTGGATATCGAAAAACTTGAAGAAAAATGGTTTTTTGAGCTTGACAGCCCTCGTGACCTGTGTTATTATATATGTATAAACGAAAAGAAATTAGCGACCGAAGGAGGGTTGCACAAAAGGTTGGTCGATATGCTTAAAGATAAGCCGAAGAATGCTTATAAGAAAGTTTCATATGCCATATATGAAACCGAACATGAAGACTTTGGGTTCTGCGTTGCCCACACAAACGTAGTACAAGAACAAAAAACACTTGACTCTTAAAGTTGAGTGTGATATACTTTATTCACAAAAGGAGAAATTGAATAATGTCAATTGATATGGAGCTTATGCGCCGCAAGCTCGCAACTTTGCGCGGTGAAAACAAGGGTGATTCTACTTCTGTTTGGTTCAAGCCAGATGAGGGAGACACCGACATTCGGATCATTCCAACTAACGACGGAGATCCACTGAAGGAAATGTTCTTTCATTATAACGTAGGAGACCACAGGGGCGGAATCTTGTGTCCCAAGCGTAATTATGGAGAGGCATGTCCTATCTGCGAATTCGCTTCTTCGCTTTGGCGAGAAGGAAGCGAGAAAAACGACGAGGAGAGCAAAAAGCTTGCAAAGTCACTCTTTGTGCGCACCCGCTATTTCAGCCCCGTCGTTGTTCGTGGTCGAGAAGATGAAGGGATTAAGGTATACGGCTACGGTAAGACCGCATACGAACTCCTTCTCGGCTACATCCTTGACCCCGAGTACGGTGATGTTACGGACGCGACCGAGGGTACTGATATTACTCTCACGTATACGAAGCCCACTAAGCCGGGAGCATACCCCCAGACGAGCCTGAAAATGCGTCGTAATACCTCAACTTTGCTTGAGGATACCGAGGCCATCCCCGCCCTCCTTGATGGCATGCCCGACTTTGACTCTCTCTTTGAGCGTCTTACGCCGGAGCAGGTAGACGCTATTCTCGACGAGCAACTTGCCGGAGACGGATCCGCTGAGTCGCGTTCGCGCGAGACTACTAAGTACAGCACAACCGAAGCAACTGACGTCGACCGTGCATTTAATGAACTAGTAGCAGGCTAGGCTCGCCCCGCTGGCAGACCGGGAAAAGTCTGCCACCTTATTAATTAGAAACAAAGGAAGGCAAAATGCCGAGAAAGGCAAAACAAACCAAAGCTGGTCGTGTATCTATGCAAGATCTCATGACCCTAGTAAACAAAAAAGCGGGACGCAACGTCGCGCATGATTTAACCGGGGATAACCCCACAGAAGTCAAGGAATGGATCCCGACAGGATCGCGTTGGCTTGACAGTATTATATGTAAGGGCCAGATGGGAGGCATTCCTGTCGGCAAAGTAACAGAGATTGCAGGACTCACCTCCACAGGCAAATCTTACATGGCGGCACAGATTGCAGCCAACGCCCAAAAACAGGATAAGCTCGTCGTATATTTTGATTCCGAGTCAGCCATCGACCCTGCTTTTTTGGAGGCCGCAGGCTGCGACCTAGGGCGTCTAATGTATATTCAAGCATCCTCTGTGGAGTTTGTGTTGGAGACTATTGAAGAACTCTTGGGAGCAACTGATGAAAAGCTACTGCTCATCTGGGATTCACTAGCATTCACTCCCGCAGTGTCGGATGTTGAAGGCGACTTTAATCCTCAATCCTCGATGGCAATGAAGGCGCGGATTCTTGCAAAGGGAATGTCAAAGCTGACGCTCCCCATCGCAGACAAGCAAGCAACGTTCTTGGTTCTTAACCAGCTTAAGACTAACATTACTAGTGGGCCGATGGCTCATATTACAGCCATGACTACACCCTACATGACACCCGGCGGAAAGGCAATGCATTATTCTTATTCGCTGCGCATCTGGCTCACCGGACGCAAAGCTAAGAGCGCTTTCGTGATGGACGATAAAGGTTTCCGCATTGGATCTGAAGTTAAAGTTAGACTAGAGAAGTCACGCTTTGGAACTCAAGGAAGAAACTGCGCTTTCCGTATTATGTGGGGCACTGATGAGGTTGGTATTCGCGATGAAGAAAGCTGGTTCGATGCCATCAAGACATCTGAATGCCTAACGTCTAAGGGAGCATGGTACACGCTAACCACACCAGACGGCTATAGCAAAAAGTTCCAGCCTTCAAAGTGGGCCGAGATCATTAAAACAGATAATGAATTTAGAGAGCACGTCGTGCGTCTAATGGATGAAGAGGTCATCCAGAGATTTGATCAGCGAGAAGGCAGCGCCGAAGATTTTTACGAACCTTATGATGAAGAGGAGACAACCAATGACTAAGATAATGATTGCGAGCATCGCACTGCTCGTCAGCGGCTGCACAGTACATGCGCACCCACACCCCCCACC